TCAAGCGCAATGAAACAGTTCGCAGTGGAGTTTATGAAATTCCTTGTGGCTGAGCGCGACGTTGGGAGTATTGGACCTGCGACGCTGGAATACGTTCGTGCACGCCAGAACAAACCTCGTCAGAAGCTACGTATCGAACGAGAGCAGAACAACGGCCCGCGCAGGACAGGAAAGATGTCAGCAAAGGCTATGCTCAAAGTCGAAGGCTCCACGTCACTCAACAGTCCACGAAATGTTTTCGTCGTCGAAGCGGACCATTCTGATGCGACAGCTCAGATTGCTTATGCGGTGTCCCTGTACATGAAAGGGACATCGCGGTTCGGATGGTACGCCGTAGGCAAGGACCCCTCAGAAATGGGGGACATGGTGACAGAGTTTGCGAAACTGCCTGGCCGAAAGGTCTTGTCAGATTTCTCACGCATGGATGGGCGTGTTTCCATTGACTTACGTAGGTATGTTGTGGAAGCATTCCTGTACAGGCTTTTCGACAAGGACCACCATGAGTTCATTGAGTCCACCTTGAAGAAGGAAGAGAGAGTATTTCTCCGATCTCCTGGTGGGCACTGTGAAGTCACAGTTGGTAGCAACATTTCTGGGAGCGGATTAACTACCCTCATCAACACTCTGATCAACGCCTTTGTGGAATTCGTTTCAAAGAGGCGGTTTGGGTACACTCTTAAGGAGATTTTAACAACTTCTCCTTTGGGCCCGAAGTTCGGAGATGATGGGTTAGCCATTGAGTTGGACGAGACCAAGAGCTACTTGACCGAGGCGGCAGCCGAGGTCGGTATGGTTCTCGAACAGGATGCGCGCGCCGAGACCGAACCGTTGGAGTTTCTATCCCGTAAATACCCCGCCCCAAAGTTCTACACCGTGAGTCATCCGGTGGTGAATTTGAACGGCAGAAACGCAATCGCAAAAGGGGGTTCGCAACCCCTCGGGGGTGGCGGCTTTCATGCTTGGTGCAAAGGCATCTTAGCAACAGAAAGTCACGTTCCACTCTTGTCAGATTTTGCAGACGCAGGGTTACGGATAGCCACAGAATCGGAATTGGCTGCATGCGACATAGCCATTGAACAGGATCGGGAGCTGTCATACAAGATAGCACAGGGCCCTTATCCCGTTCCAGCCGACGAGACAGCGAAGGAGCTGTTACTCGATTCGGTCTGCACTTCTCTTGAAATAGGATGTATATCCGAAATGCTCAAGATCGTGTCTGCTCTCAATGAGGCAACCGATGCTCAGAGTATCAACGAGTGTGAACTTCCGCACACCGTTGAGCAATTCGAGGAGAAGGTAGCAGCGATCGCTATTTAGGGATCATAGTCCTCAAGCCCACATAGGA